CTGACCTGTTGCTGCCACAAGGCGTTGACATGGCTGCTCGTGCCGTTCACAACGGTATCAGCCTGCGCGTTGTTCGTCAGTACGACATCAACAACGACCGTATGCCTTGCCGTATTGACGTTCTGTACGGCTTCAGCACCATCCGTCCACAAATGGCCTGCCGCATCTGGGGCTAAACCTAATGCCCCTTCGGGGGCGTTTTCTAAATCTTTTTGAAGGAAATTATCATGGCACTCCCTAATGGCGCTGGTGGCTACCAGCTTGGTGACGGCAATATCGGTGAAGCTGTTCTGTCGGTTCAAGGCGCTCCTACTGCTGTGGCTGCTGCCGCAACAATGACGGCTGCTGAACTGGCTAATGGCTTGTTTGTGTTCAACGGCACTGCCGGTAGTCTGACTTTGCCCACCGTGGCATTGGTAGAAGCCGACATCTCGGCTGCATCAAAAGTCAACGCTTCTTTTGACTTCATCATCATCAACGCTGATGCAACCACCGATGACGTGACTCTGGCTGTCGGCACTGGCTGGACAATTGTTGGTAACGCTGTCGTGTCAGAAGCTACTTCTGCTCAGTTCCGCGCCCGTAAAACCGGCGATGGTACTTGGACTGCATACCGCATTGCCTAAACCGAATGGGGCTTCGGCCCCGTTTTTAAGGAAACACTATGCCAAATACTAAAGCTGTAGGCGTTGCGTTTGAAGACGCACAATTGGACGGCGCAATCATGGGCAAAGCTGGCGGCACCGCTGGTTTTTACGGTACAACCCCTGTGGCTCAAGGCGCTGCCTTGACTACTCAGTTGACCTCAATTACCAGCACTGCGCCAAGCACTGCTGATTACGCAATTCAAGACTTAACTCAGACTACCCCCTTTGGTTTTGCGACCAAAGATGAAGGTAACACTGTTTTGTCTGTGATCGCCAACTTGCAAGCCCGCCTTGCTCAAGTTGAATCACGTCTTGAAACTGTCGGTCTGATTGCATCTAACTAAAAAGCGGGGGCTTCGGCCCCCGTTTTCTTATGAACATTTATCTTCAGCACCCCGTCCACGGGGCCAAAGTTGCCACGATGGAACTTGAAGCCGTGTTTGATGAAACACACGGCTGGACACGCTACAATCCTGACACACCCGCGCCGGCAGTTGAAGCTGAAATAGCGGTTAATGCGCTGGAAGTCAAGCGCAAATACACACGTAAGGCTGTAGCCGAAGGAGTCTGAGATGGCCGTTTACACCGCTGGCGATCAAATCAATCGCGCACTTCGCCTGCTTGGCGTATTGGCCGAAAACGAAACTCCATCGGCAGCTATGTCGCAAGACGGCTTGATGGCGATGAACCAGATGATCGACTCTTGGGACACCGAGCGGCTGTCTGTCTTTTGCACACAAGATCAAGTTTTTACATGGCCCGCAGGCGAATACATCCGCACGCTTGGCCCTTCCGGTAACTTTATTGGCCTGCGCCCCGTGCTGTTGGACGAGGCCACCTACTACCGCGATCCAGGCACCAACGTGTCGTTTGGCATCAAGTTCATCAACCAGCAGCAGTACAACGGCATTGCGGTCAAGACTGTAACCAGCACCTACCCGCAAGTGATCTTTGTGAACATGGGGTTTCCCGATGTCACGATGTCAATCTACCCCCGTCCTACACGCGATCTGGAGTGGCACTTTATTTCGGTTCAAAAGCTGGACGAGCCGGCCACACTGGTGACCGATCTGTTGTTTCCACCAGGCTACTTGCGTGCGTTCACCTACAACTTGGCTATGGAAATGGCGCCAGAGTACGGCGTTGAGCCAAGTCGCCAAGTGCAGCGTATTGCTATGACCAGCAAGCGCAACCTCAAGCGCATCAACAACCCTGATGATGTGATGTCGATGCCTTACGCCATCGTAGCAACTCGTCAGCGGTTTAACATCTACGCCGGAAATTACTGATGAAAACGCCAATTCTTGGCTCCTCGTATGTTGCCCGCAGCATCAACGCTGCCGACAACCGCATGGTCAATCTGTTTCCCGAGGTCATTCCAGAGGGCGGCAAAGAGGCTGGTTTTTTGTCGCGCTGCCCTGGTCTGAAATATCTTCAGACGGTCGGCACCGGCCCTGTTCGCGGGCTGTGGGCACACCAGACCAACGGGTCTGACTTCTATGTTGCATCAGGCCAAGAGTTTTACAAAGTTAGCAGCCTGACCGGCACACCTACGCTGCTGGGCACAATCTCGGGCACGGGGCCGGTGTCTATCGCCGACAACGGCACGCAGTTGTTTATTGCATGCAATCCGCGCAGCTACATCTACAACGAGACGCTGAACACCTTTGCCGAGATCACGGACATTGACTTCCCTGGCGCGGTGACGGTTGGTTACTTGGACGGCTATTTTGTGTTCAACGAGCCGGACAGCCAAAAATTTTGGGTGACGCAGTTGTTTGAGGGCACCCAAGTTGACCCGCTGGACTTTGCCAGTTCCGAAGGCTCGCCTGACGGTCTGGTCGGCATAATTGTTGACCACCGCGAAGTCTGGCTGTTTGGTACAGACTCGGTTGAAGTTTGGTATGACGCTGGCTTGGCTGATTTTCCTTTGGCCCGCATTCAAGGCGCCTTCAATGAGATCGGCTGCGTAGCGGCGTTTTCCATTGCCAAGCTAGACAACGGCTTGTTTTGGCTGGGCACTGACGCCCGTGGGCAAGGCATTGTCTACCGTGCCAACGGCTACACCGGCCAACGCATCTCTACCCATGCAATCGAATACGCTATCGCCCAATACGGCAACATTTCGGACGCGGTGGCCTACACTTACCAGCAAGAAGGCCACGCCTTCTACGTGCTGACTTTTCCTAGCGGCAATGCCACTTGGGTTTACGATGTCGCCACCCAAGCATGGCACGAACGGGCGGGTTGGGACAACGGCCAATTTACCCGCCATCGGTCAAACTGCCAGTGCAATTTTGGCGGCAACATCATCGTGGGCGATTACGAAAACGGCAACATCTATGTCTTTGACTTGGATGTGTACGCGGACAACAACGACATTCAAAAGTGGTTGCGGTCGTGGCGCGCTATCCCTACCGGCCAAAACACCCTCAAGCGATCATCGCAGCACAACCTTCAGCTTGACTGCGAGGCTGGCGTAGGCATCAACTTAGGCCAAGGCCAAGACCCTCAAGTCATGCTGCGCTGGTCTGACGATGGTGGGCACACCTGGTCAAACGAGTACTGGCAGTCAATCGGCAAGATCGGCCAATACTTCAAGCGCTGCATCTGGCGCCGGCTGGGCATGACGCTCAAGCTGCGCGACCGCGTTTATGAAGTGTCGGGCACTGACCCCGTGAAGATAACCATCTTGGGCGCGGAAGTCTTTGTAACGCCGACCAATGCCTGAAAATAACATAACGAACATACCCTCTTCGCGGGTCGAGCTTATTGATCCGCGTACGGGGTTAATGTCGCGTCAGTGGTATCGCTTTTTTCTAAACCTGTTTGATTTGACGGGTTCCGGCAACAACATCACATCGCTGGATGACTTGCAGATAGGCCCGCCAAGCGGCGGCGGCGAAAGCGCGTTTGGTACGGTGACTTCAGTCGCTATGACGGTGCCCACGGGCTTGTCAGTTGCAGGCTCACCAATCACTTCAGCGGGCACGCTGGCCGTGTCCTACGCCAGTGGGTACTCCATTCCTACAACGGCCAAGCAAACTGAGTGGGACACCGCGTATGCCGAACGCCAACAATGGGACGGCGGCGCGACCAACCTGGTTGCCGCTACTGGCCGCACATCGCTTGGCGCTACGACTGTTGGCGGCAACTTCTTCACGCTGCCCAACCCCAGCGCAATCACTTTTGTCCGTATCAATGCTGACAACACTGTCTCCACGCTTGACGCGGCGACTTTTCGCACGGCCATTGGTGCGGGCACTGGCAGCGGCACGGTCACATCGGTCAGCGGCACTGCGGGCAACATAACCAGCACGGGCGGGGCAACGCCGGTCATTGACTTGGCTAGCGGCATTGTGACCCCTGGTGCGTATGGCTCGTCATCGCTAATTCCCGTGGTTACGGTGGACACTTATGGCCGCGTTACTACAATCACCACTGCCGCCAACCCACAAGGCACAGTCACCTCTGTTTCCGGCACGGGCACAGTTAGCGGGTTAACCCTAACAGGCACTGTCACCAGTTCCGGCAGCTTGACGCTGGGCGGCACGCTGGCCGTCACGCCGTCTGATTTTGCGTCCCAAGCAGCCAATACGTTTTTAGCTGCGCCCAACGGATCGGCGGGCACGCCCACATTCCGCGCAGTTGTTGCCGCCGACATCCCTACGCTTAACCAGAACACCACTGGAACAGCCTCAAACGTAACGGGCACCGTAGCCATAGCCAACGGCGGTACGGGCCAGACAACGGCGGTTAACGCCTTTGACGCTCTATCGCCGACCACCACCAAAGGCGACTTAATTGTCTCCAACGGCACAGACAATGTGCGTTTGGGTGTTGGAGCGGACACGTTTGCCTTGGTGGCCGACTCGGCTGCTGCCACGGGCGTCAAATGGGCTTCCGTGGGCGCGTCTTTGACGATTGCCAACGACACTACAACGGCTACAAACCTGTACCCGACCTTTTTGACGGCCACCTCGGGCACAGCCACCACGCTGTACACCGGCAACGCCAAGCTACTCTACAAGCCGTCTACGGGCGAACTTACCGCCCCCGCGCACATATCCAGCAACGGCATCACAATTAACAGCACTACAGTGTCTACCAGCTATACTATCGCCAGCGGGACTGCTGGCTTATCGGCGGGGCCTATGACGATTTCTAGCGGTGTTGTAGTGACAGTCGCCTCTGGTTCGCGTTGGGTTGTCATGTAAAAGGATTGGCGTATGACCGTAACAGCAAAAAATTTGGTGCCGGCCAAGATCGTTGAAGCCACGCAAACAACGCAGTACACGGCCAACGGCGTCACAACGATCATTGACAAATTCACCGCCACCAACTTTAGCGCCAGCACTGCAACGATCAGCGTAAATTTTGTGACTTTGGCTGGGACAGCAGGCAACTTGAATTTGATCACCAAGGAAAAGTCACTGTCGCCAGCCGAGGTGTACACTTTTCCAGAACTGGTAGGCCAGATCATCCCACCTGGTGGGTTTATCTCAACAATCGCCGGCACGGGCAGCGCCATCAACATGCGCGTCAGCGGCAGGGAAATATCCTGATGGAAATGGTTTGCGACAACGCCTTTGATTTTGCGGACATAACGCCGGCTAAAGTGCGGGTGCTGCAAGATGAATTGCTAAAACTGCCGCAAGCCGATATTGTTACGAAGCACACGTTTTTTGACGGGGTGTACGAGCGAACCATTACGATACCGCCGTGGACTGTATTGACAGGGGCCGCGCACAAAACGCCGTACAAGGTGCGGCTTGACAAAGGCACGATTGCGGTAAACACAGATGACGGCGTAAAAGTCCTTACCGCGCCATGCGCGTTTGACGCGCCAGCGGGAATGCAGCGGGCGGGGCGTGTGTTTGATGATGAAGTGGTCTGGACTGACATTTACCCAAATTCTGACAACTGCACCGACATAGACATTGTTGAAAAAAGACTGTATGAAATACCAGCTTGCGGGCTGGCCGACAGTCGAACTGCGGTTCAAAAAGCGCAAGTGGATTACGGCGCTTTTCTGCATCAGATGGGCATGACCCAAGCCGAAATGGACAAAATTGTTCAGATTGAGTCGGATCAGATAGAAATGCCGGCTGAGTATTTTGTCGAGGTAAAAGACTCACCCATACACGGCAAAGGTCTGTTCGCCACAAAAGCCTTTGCCGCCGGCGAAGTGGTTTGCGCTGGTCGGTTGAGCGGCAAGCGAACACCAGGTGGCCGGTATACAAACCATTCGCTTGAGGCCAATGTAGAGCCAAAAAAAGAAGGTGACGACATTTATGCCGTTGCTTTGCGTACAATCCCAGTAGGCGCCGAATTATTGGTAGACTATCGGGCATCAATGAGAGTCAATTTTGGACTCGCATTACAAGGAGAATTGCCATGTCTGGATGGGTAGCAGCAGCCGTAGTAGGCGGCGCCGTAATTGGTTCAAGCGCATCTAAAAGCGCGGCAAAAACGCAAGCGGCAGCGGCAACGCAATCCGCTGACATGTCCAAAGCTATTTCTGATGACCAAATTGCATTGGCTAGGGAACAGTACGCAGCCAATGTTGCGTTGCAAGAGCCATTTCGATTAGCGGGTATACGCGGCCAAAGTCAGTTGATGGATGTGCTTGGGCTTAGCGGCAACACTGGCGTGCAAGGCTACGGTTCAGCAGCTAAAGATTTTAGCGCTACTGATTTTAAAGCTGACCCAGGCTATGCGTTTCGCTTGGCCGAAGGCCAAAAGGCACTTGACAGGTCAGCCGCCGCGCGCGGCGGTCTTATCTCTGGCAGCGCGCTTAAAGCAGCTACGCGTTACGGGCAAGACATGGGTTCGCAAGAGTACACAAACGCTTTTAACCGCTACCAAGTTGAACGCGCTGCCAAACTCGCCCCGCTGCAATCATTGGCCGGCCAAGGACAAACCACTGCAAACACCATCGGCAGCTATGGTCAGTCTATGACGAGCGACATCAACGCATCGCTCGGCAACTATGGCGCAAACGCGTCAAACGCTTTAATGGCCGGCGCAAATGCGCGGGCATCTGGTTACGTGGGTGGGGCCAACGCTTTATCGCAGGGCTTGGGTCAGTACATAAACTACAGCCAAGGCCAACAACGCAACGCTTTGTTGTCGCAAGCAATTGGTGGTGGGGGCTATAACGTAGGCACAGAGCCTTACGCCGGCTACAACGCTTCTATTGGACTTTAATTATGCCACTCAACACTAACATTGCGATGGGTTATCGCGGCCCAGAAATTCAGCCTCAAAACATGCTGGCTGATTACGCGGCGGTGCAACAAATCCAAAGCGGCAGACAAGCGCAGCAATTAAACCAGCTAAAGATGCAAGAGTACGAGCGCGCGCGTACCGAAGAAGAAGGCTTGCGTAATTACTTGGCGCAAGCTGACTTTGCCAAACCGGAAGCGCGGACTGGTTTAGCGCGGTATGGCAAAGCTGGTTTGGCGTATGGCAAGGCTTTGACCGAGCAAGACACAGCAGCGCTGACGCAACGCGAAGCCGCTTTTAAAGTTCAAGACGCCAAGGCCAAGTTTATTGCCCAAGCAAAACGTGACACAAGCCAAAACCCTTCTGACGCAAACCTCACCGCGTTTAAAGAGGATTTGCTGGCTAACCCACTATTTACCGAACCTGAAAAATTGCAACTGGGCGCAAATGTTGATCGAATTTTGGCTATGCCAGTTGACCAACGGCGCTCGTTTATGGCTAGCCAAGGCGCAAGCCCAAGCGAGTTGAAGGCAACCATACAGAGCGTCAACCGAAGCGGTCAAACAGATGTGGTGAGCATCCCCGCGTTTAACGCCGCGCCGCCTACAACATTAGGCACTTACCCCGATATGCCGCTGCCGGCGAATGTGGAAGCGCAAAAAGCACGGATTGCATTGGCCGGCCGCGCGCCTGCACAGCCCCGCGCAGAATCACCGTTGGTTGCTGTTGTTGGGCCGGATGGCAGCCCAATTCTTGTTAGCCGCGAAAATGCGGTGGGCAAAACGCCAGCAAATATGGCTGAAAAGCCAATGACGCAAGCACAAAGAGTTAAATACACTAAAGATAAAGTATCTGACAAAGACGTAGTAACGGGCGCTTTTGCGGTGACGGGCGAGTTAGAAAAGTTAACCGATGAATTGGTTGGAAACCCGGATAAAAAGATTGCGCCTGCGCCTGGGTTAAGTAGTATTACAGGTTTTAGCGCATTGACTAATCCGCTAGCTTTACCGTCTGGTGATGCTAGAAAAGCGTTGCAAAAACTAGAGACTTTCAAGGGCAAAATTATGGCGTTGGGCCGTCAGCTTGCATCGCAAGAAGGCAAACTCGGCAACATGGCGGTGCAAGAATGGAAATTTGTTAGCGATGCCGTGCAAAAAATTGACCCTGCGGCGGGTAACTTAGATGCTCAAATGCGCGATGTGGTGAGGCAAGCAAGAGAATACTCCCAACGCCAGCAAGCCAAGTACGATGATACTTATGCGGATGATTTAACTACGCAGGGGGGTGGCACTGCGCCTGCCGCTGTTGGCGCCAATGTAGTTGTAACGCCAGATGGGCGATCACATACTTTTCCAACGCCCGCCGCCGCCGCAGCGTTTAAGAAAGCCGCGGGTCTTTAATGGACTACGCAGCACTCGCCAAACAGTACGGTGGGTCAACGGCTGCTCCGGCAGTGGACTACACTGCGCTTGCCAAACAATATGGCGGCGCTACCACTACGCCCAGCAGCGGCGTACCAACTGGCCGTGCCGGTGTTGACCAAATTCCTGGCTATGGCGGGCCGGTGCCGGCTTCAACAGCCGCGCCAGCGCGGCCTGAGTCTGGATTTATTGGTAAGCTGTTGTCGCCTGTTGAGACTGCCATAGGGTTAGGCACCGGCCTAGTTACTTCACCTATTGTTGAAGCGTCCAAAATATACGGCACTTTGACCAGCGGTAAATACGGCACGCAAGCCGGTATCCGCGCAGGCGAAGCAACGGGCCGTAAAGTTCAACAGTTTTTTCAGCCGCAATACAGCCCTGAAAGCCAAGCGCAACAAGAAGCCATTTCTAACGCGCTTGCCAGCACAGGCTTACAAGGCGTGCCGATTAACATGATGAGCAACATGGCAACGCTGGCGCGGCCCTCCGTGCAGCAAGTTGCGCCCGCTATCAAAGCGCCTTTGGAAGCGCGCCAGCAGCGCATTCAAACGCAGCGCGTTAAAGAAAGTGAACTGGCCGCGCCGCGCATTGACGCCGCCAGAGACGCGCTTGATTTAGGGCTTGCGCTTGACCCTTCGCTGTCTAACCCAAGTGCTGTAACGCGGCTTAAAACTGGCGCGGTAGGCGCGGCGGGCTTGCAGGGTAACTTATCGAAACTTAACTTGCCGCAAGTATCAAAAATTGCCCGCGAAGACATGGGTCTGCCAGAAACAATCAAACTTGACGCCAAGGCTTTTGAGACTGCGCGAAACACACCTGAAATTAGCGGCGCGTATGACAAGGTGCGTGCGGTTCCTAAAGTGGCCGGCGATGAAACCGTGTTGGCTGACATTGACAGGTTGCGTGTTGCGCCAATGATTGGCGATACAGGGCAAGCCGCGTCTGTCAATAACTTTTTGGATACGGTTAAAGGTCAACTGCAAGCTGGCACTGATGGTGCAACGGCTGTGCAAAGCATTCGACAGTTGCGCCGAGACGCGCAAGCTATTTACAACCAGCAGTCTGCTGGCCTTAACCCGCCATCGCCGGAAGCCATTGCACGCGCTGACATTAACATGGGCGTGGCGCGCGCATTAGAAAATGCCATAGAAAACAGCATCACTGATCCAAAATTGGTGACCGACTTCCGCAACGCCCGCACAGCCTTGGCCCGCACGTATGACTACGAGCGCGCTACCAACTTGGCTACGGGTGTGGTTGACCCTCAAGCCCTAGCGGCGCTGGCTGCGGAGGGCAAACCTTTGTCTGGCAAGCTGGCTCAACTTGCCAATGTTGCGGCTAATTTTCCTGAGAATATGCAAGGCGGCGTGGTGCGCGAACCTTCGTTTAGAGAAAAACTTACGCGGTCTGGGGTGCCAGGCACTCTTGGCGCGGTCATAGGTTCACCACTCGGGTATACCGGCGCAATTATCGGCGCGGGCGTAGGCGCAGGCGTAGGCAACATTACATCTGCTTTAATGGCGCGCCGTATGGCAACGCCAGAATACCAACGTGCGCGGGCCATGCCGCAAGACTACCGGCCAATCCCAAGTGGTTTGCGTCCGGTCGAACCAAACGCGCCAATCAACGCGCTGGCGCCTTACGACTATTCGCAAGCCGCCTTTACGCCGCCTAATTTTGTAATGCAGCCCAACCAGTACCCGCCGCGCACTACCTTTGTCGGGCCTGAAACGGGCACGCCACAACTTGGTATGGGCCGTGAGCCTGTCGGTGGCGGTCAGACAGCCGCATTGCGTGCAGAAGATGCGCGGCTCAGAGCAATGTATGAAGCGCGGGACTTGCAAGCGCAAGCTGCTGCCGCCGAGGCCGAAGCGGCGGCGCGCAAACCCGCAACCGGCGGCACACCGTTGGTGTTTGACGAATCGGGCAAGCTAGTGCCCGCCGATCAGACACTGCGCGGCGCTACGCCTAACATCCAAGTCATCGAAAGCACGGGCAAGAACTTGTCCGGTGCTGCCGACATACTTGCGTCTGGCCGGTCGCCAGCGCTGATGAGCGCGGAACAAAAAATCGCGTGGGAAAAAACCAAAGTTGATTTGGCCGATATTGTGCCTGGCATGAAAGCGCTGAACGACAAAGCGGTTGCAGCCAAGATGATGGATCGCGCTTGGGTTGAAAGCGCCATTGTTAAGGCGCGCGAAAAAGCAGCCGCGTTTGATGAGATGTCCAAGCGCGCTACCAATGCCCAAACTATTCGTGACGCGGCCATTAAGCGCGAACAGATGCTGGATGCCGCTGAGGCGCTTCAAGAGCAGCTTGGCGCAGCGCGACCTGTATCATCGGGTAGCCAAGGCCCAAAAACGCAAGCGGCGCAACGCAACAAAAACGCCATGCGGCCTTCAGATGTAGAGATTAAGAACGCTTTGATCGGAAAATAAACATGGCCTTGCTCTCCCCCAATCCCAAGCAACAATTCTTCGATGCCAACGGCCAGCCGTTGGTGGGCGGGAAGGTGTACACCTACGCTGCGGGCACTACAACGCCTATCACCACCTACGTGGACGCTGCGGGCGTTACAACCAACACCAACCCGATCATCCTAGACTCGCGGGGCATGGCGAACATTTGGCTGCTCAGCACCGCCAGCTACAAGTACGCCGTGTTTGACGCCTTGGACGTACCCATCTTCACGACCGACAACATCGGCGTGACGCTGACCACCGCCTCGTTCGCCGCGCCTCCGATCATTGGCTCTGACACGCCCAACCTGGGCTACTTCACCACCATCTCGCTGACAGCCGCTACGGCCTCTAAACTGAACGTGGGCACGACTGCCGAGCGCCCTACGCCGGTCACCGGCATGGTGCGCTACAACTCATCGCTGACGAAGTTTGAAGGCTACGGCGCCAGCGCCTGGGGCGCTCTCGGCGGCGGGGCCACTGGCGGCGGGCCAGACGAGGTGTTCGTGGAAAACGGCCAGACCGTCACTACAAGCTATACAATCACGACAAACAAAAACGCCATGTCTACAGGCCCAATAAGCATAGACAGCGGCGTTGTAGTCACAGTCCCAACCAACAGCCGTTGGGTTGTTCTCTAAGGAAACAATTATGAGTTTAATTCTAAACGGCACAACCGGCATTAGCGATGTTGACGGCACAGCAGCCGCCCCTGCGCTAACAGGCACTGACACCAACACAGGCATCTTCTTCCCCGCTGCTGACACCATTGCTTTTGCTGAAGGCGGTGCGGAAGTCGCAAGGTTTGACAGCGCGGGTAATTTGGGCATTGGTAAAACATCCATGACTAAGCCGCTAGAGATTTATGGCGCTACAAGTCCAGCAATAAGAATTCAAAACAGCACTACCGGAACTGGCACAACGGATGGTTTTTTGCTTGAAGTAAGCGGTTCTAATTCTCTTTTAAATAACTATGAAGCTGGCGCTTTAATATTTCAAACCAACAACGCAGAAGCCATGCGCATCACCTCTGATCGTGATGTTCTTGTGGGTACTACAAGCACAGACATTACTGCTGTTGGCATTCGTTTGCGCGGCGACAACATACAGGTTGCCAAAAGTGGTGATTGGTCGCTACGCGTAGGCCGCACAACTTCAACAGGGATTATTCAAGAGATTTATTACAACAGCAGTCGTGTAGGCGACATTGCCACAAACGGCACTGGCACTACTTACAATTCTGCGTCTGACTATCGCCTGAAAGAAAACATTCAGCCAATGACGGGAGCGTTATCCCGAAACGCGCTGCTCAACCCTGTCAAGTACAAGTGGAAAGTTGATGGCTCTGATGGTGAAGGCTTTATTGCTGACCAATTGCAAGGCCCATTTCCTAGCGCAGTCACTGGCGAGAAAGACGCTGTTGACGCAGACGGCAATCCAATCTACCAAAGCATTGGCACTGGCCCATTGGACGGTCACTTTGCTGCCTGTGTAAATGAACTGCAAGCCATCATTCAAGAACAGCAAGCCCTCATCACAGCCCTGACAACCCGCATCACCGCACTGGAGGCAGCATGAGTTTATTAGCCGTACAAGGTGGCGCTACCGGCACGGGCACTGTCACCCTTTTAGCACCCGTCACAAACACAAACCGCACCATCACTTTGCCAGATGAAACTGGCACAGCGGTTACCACTGGCAGCACCGCAGTAGTGTCTCAGGCAATGCTGGCTACCAATGTAGCTGGCAACGGCCCTGCGTTTAGTGCGTATCAAAGCTCCGCACAAACATTGTCAAGTTCTACCGCAACAAAAATAACGTTTACCACAGAAGAATTTGATACAAATAGCAACTTTGCGTCATCAACTTTTACCCCCACTGTTGCTGGCTACTATCAGGTAAATGCTTCTGTCGCGGTAGGCGCTTCTTACACAACAGGAAGAACCATGTTGTATAAAAACGGTGCTGAATACAAGCGAGGAAACACTGTTCAAAGTGATGGCGGTCAGTTTATTGTGTCGGCACTTGTTTACTGTAACGGCTCTACTGACTATATTGAAGTTTATGGATTTTTAGTAACAGGTCAAGCACTTGTTCCAACCGCTTATGAAACATACTTTCAAGCATCAATGGTGAGGGCAGCATGATGACACTCTACGACAAGATCATGGCGCTGTACCCCGCGCTGACTCAGCAGGACTTCCTGACCACCATCCGCTTGCAGAACGACTCTGACGGCAAGGGCGACTACATTGCTGCATGGGATCACCCAACGCTGGCACGACCAACACCTGAACAATTGGAGGCTATGTAATGGCTGGTGATCTTGTAATTTCCACAATCAACGGCCAAGCGATTGGCACAAAGAATGTCATCATCAATGGCAACTTTAATGTAAACCAGCGCGGTGTTTCTGGCACGGTAACGCTTGCTGCTGGCGCATACGGGCATGACCGCTGGAAGGGAGGCGCGTCTGGCTGCACCTACACCTTTGCAACTGTTGAGAATGTCACAACCCTGACTATCTCTGCTGGTTCGCTGATTCAAGTGGTTGAGGGTTTAAACCTTCAGTCTGGCACTTACACACTGTCGTTCTCAGGCACAGCACAAGGCAAAATTGGTGCTGGCTCATTCGCTGCCTCGGGTGTGACGGGCGCTGCTGTTGGAGGCACGAACCTGAACATCGAGTTCAACACCGGCACATTGAGCCTTGTACAGCTAGAAAAAGGCAGCACAGCCACCAGCTTTGACTATCGGCCTTATGGCACGGAGTTGGCGCTTTGTCAGCGGTATTGCTACAACGCTTCTTTAACAGCAGCGGGTGATTTTGGTGTTGGGGTTTGTACTTCTTCTGGTGCTCAAGTCTATGTTTCGTATCCGGTAACTATGCGTTCCGCGCCTACTGTTACTTTTGCAACTGCTGGAAATTTTGTTATCGCAGATGGTGTTGCGGGGTATACGGTAACCAGCACAGGAACTACAAATATCACCACTAATCAAACAACTGTAAACATGGGTGCTAGTGGCACAACTACTGGCAAAGGTGCTTTATTGCGTTGGGGCGCAGGAACTGCATTTATTCTTTCTTCTGCGGAGCTTTAATCATGTACCAACAATTACCTGACTCAATGGGCCAAGCTGTAAACTGCGTTAAGCGCCTGTCTGATGGCGCTTGCATTCCATTTTCTGTGGACAACACAGACTACCAAGAGTACTTGAAGTGGCTGGCAGAGGGCAACACGCCAGAGGCCGCAGAGTGAACCAGATAGACGCCACAGACGCCAAGCTAGCTACGCACGAGGAAATCTGTGCGCTGCGCTACGAGGCGATCCAGAAGTCGTTTGAGCAAGGCAGCAAGCGCATGAGCCGCATTGAGTACATCCTGTACGCGCTGATTGCAGTGACGCTGCTAGGCCCAGGCTTTGCCGCTGAGATGCTGAAGAAAATCCTGATGTAGTCATGGAAGCGCTGCCGCCACCACCGCCAGCGGCGCAATCGCCTGTCTTTGAGTGCATCAAGTGGACGTGGACGCCTGACCGGCTGCTGGTCTGGTGTCTAAAGTGGCGTGAGAAGAAATGATTGATCCACTGAGCGCGTTGGCAGGCATACAGGCAGCAGTCGCGCTGATCAAGAAGGTCAGCAAGACCGTTGACGATGTGTCCAGCCTTGGCCCTGTGCTGGGCAAGTACTTTGACGCAAAGTCCACCGCCACCAAGGCCGCTGTTCAGGCCAAGAAATCCAAGTCGTCAATGGGCACGGCCATCCAGATTGAGATGGCCTTGGATCAGGCCAAGCGCTTTGAAGATGAGTTACAGCTACTGTTTATGCAGGCGGGAAAGATAGACGTCTGGAACAAAATTAAGTCCAGAGCAGCGGCGATGGATGTTGAGTCTGCCCATGACGCTCGGCGTGAGCGTGAGGCTGCAAACAAACGCAAAGCAGAAATGGACGAGGCGATTGAACTTACGCTGTTGGCGCTTGTTTTCTTCAGCCTGTTGGGCGCTATCCTTTATTTCAGCCTTGGCATCCTTGAGCAGCAAAGATGAGCGCAGAGCAACTGAGCCTAGTTGACAAGGTGCTGGCATACGTCAGCAGCCCGTTCCGTTTGTTCGCAATGGTGCTGATGGCCGTGCTGACCTTCGCCGGCTATTTTGTATACACGAACCAAGAGTTGCTGATCGGCGCATACAAGGAGTCCAAGAAGATTCCGTCCATCGCCGAAGACCGCGTAGAAGACGCCGCCGCCCACCTGTTCAAGCAGTCTGGTGCGCTGGTGGTGGCGGTCTTCAAGGTCAACAGCATGTTTGGCACGCGAGTCTTGTACCGCGCCTACGGCAAGAACGGCAGAGACAAGACGAATGACGGGCTGGATGTCGGCTTGTTTACCCAGAACGCCGCCAACAACGCTGATGTGGTCAAGCTGATGGCAAACGAAATCCCATGCAGCGACTACAAATCGGCGCAGTCAGAGATGGGCCTGTGGTACATCGCCAAGGGCGTGGCCTACACTTGCCGCATTTCAGTGCCGCCGGAGCCTGGGCGCTTTGTCGGCCAGATCACAGTCGGCTGGGCCACCCAGCCAGAGGACATGGACAGCACCCGCGCCATGTTACAAATCGCAGCAACCATGCTTTCAAGGAGTAAACAATGATTGGACTTGACGCGCTCTTACAAGTCGGCGGTAAGCTGATTGACAAACTGATCCCAGACCCAGAGGCCAAGGCTCGGGCGCAACTGGAACTAACCAAGCTGGCGCAAGACGGCGAGTTAGCCAAGATGGCAAACGACACGGACTTGTACAAGACGGAGCAGAACAATCTGACTGACCGGCTGAAGTCGGACATGTCGTCTGACTCTGCGCTATCCAAGAACATCCGACCCATGACGCTGATTGCCATTTTTATTGGCTACTTCGTGTTCGCCATGATGAGCGCATTTAAACTAGACGTTAACGAAACCTACGTCACTTTGCTGGGCCAGTGGGGCATGCTTGTGATGTCTTTCTACTTTGGTGGCCGCACGCTTGAGAAAATTATGGACATGAAGGCTAAAAAATGACACCACACTTTTCCCTTGCGGAACTGACCGCTACAAGCCACCGCCAGTTTGACAACACGCCCAACGAGACAGAACTCGCCAACTTGCAAAAGCTGGCTGAGTTCTTGGAGGAGGTCAAGACGCTGCTGGACGGCAAGCCGATTATGATCAACTCAGCATTCCGATCCAAGCAAGTCAACGACAGCGTAGGCAGCAAGGACACCAGCCAGCACCGCTTGGGATACGCGGCTGACATCCGAGTGCCAGGCATGACGCCAGATCAAGTTGTGCGCGCTTTGATAGCGTCCGACTTACCCTTTGACCAAGTGATCCGTGAGTTTGACGCCTGGACGCATGTCAGCATCAGCCCCTCACCGCGCCGTCAGGCGCTGATCATTGATCGGGCGGGGACTCGCCCTTTTTCATAAGCGCACGGTACGCTGCAATGGCGTCCTTGAGGTCGCATTGAAGCTGCTGAATCCGGTCATCTTGCTGGATCATCTTGTCGCTTGCCGCTTGCGCGAACGCTGCTAGGTTTTCTTGCGTCCAAGTTTTGAAGTTTGACATGTTCTTCCGTTATGAATTTATGGCCGTTGCCACACTCTCGGCGGCGTAGTGTATAGCCTTCTTTGTTTCTAGTCTCGTTGACAGCTGTCCAGACGTTGCAGACGGGGCACTTCAAACGTTCTTCTCCTTAAGTTTGGCTTCAATGGCTCGGGCAAAGTCTTCAACCCAACTGCCAAAAAGAATACGGTACTCGTCAGCAATCGGTTGCAGTTCGTTATTTGTCAGCCCTACCCACGGGCGCTGTGGTGGGCCGTACTCAACAGCAAGCACTTCAATGTCACCATCAGGTAACCGCTTGATTATGCTGACGCAGGGAATATCCCCGACATTGCTCCAGTCAACCCCCCATGTCACAGGCTCCCCTGCCAGTGCTTCGTCTTTGGTCATGTGTTCCCCCTTGCTCGGATGGCATCTGCCAAGTCCGTGTTGTTCTTTGCGTAGCTGTCCACCAAATCCAGAATCGCCTCACGCTCATCAGCACGGACAAGCTCGGCAAAGTGTTCAATGTCACCATGCAGGGTCAGACCGTTAGCCTCAATCAGTTTAAATACATCAGTCATGTGTTCTTCTCCTTCAAAGCCCGTTCCACAGCCTCCATAAACACCAGCCAGTCAGCAGACATGGCCCCGCACTCAATCGCAATAGCCTCACGCTCCCACTCTGTCAGCCCTACCCATGTACGCTTTGAGGAATGCTCTTGAGGAATCTGAGGAATGCCTTGGGTAATGGGCTGTATCTGGTCAAACATCGCCTTGCCCCTGCTGTAGAAGTCGTGGTTTTTTCCTGTGATGTAGCTTTTTTTCATATCAATACCCCCACCGAACACGGAAGCACACTAGCCAAAGGTGCAAAATAAACTCATTGCCACTGGCTATAAACCCCACGGCAAAGCAGGGCCACTTGCGCGGCAAGAACTCAGTTATCAGGTGTAGGCTCTTTTTCATATCAGTAAACTCCAAATGTAAAGACCAGTGAAGAACAGTCCCAAGCAGATCACTGCCAGCACCGTCATGATTCCACCAAGCATCCACGCGCCAATCGTGTGCCATGTATCCGGCACTGGGTCTATGTCGGCGGGTACTGCCGGATACGGCTTGACTTTACGAACTTCTTCGTTCATGCTCGCCTCGCTTCCAGCATGGCGTCGGCCATTTTGTAAGCGCGTTTTGCTGTTGCATCAAAATTGTCTGGATGCACTCCAGAAACAAGATCACCCTGCATCGCCTTGATCGCCGCATAGTCGCGTAGGGTCATGCCGTCATAGATTGGGTTTTCAATGCCGGGGTGGCACGGAAACGCTGGCCCGCCTGTTTCTGTAGTCATGTCGTCTCCTCAGTTTTGCCCAAGTACGCCTTGAGGCGCTTGATGCGGTTCTTGTTGTAGGTCACCAGCGCCTGGGCGTACTCGACCCCCGTCTCGGCTTGCAGCAGCGCATGCTCGGCGTGGATCAACTCATGCGCCACGGCCTGCGCTGGCGTCACAGTTTTCAGCATCGTTCGCAACTCTGTCCAGATGTACCTAAACATGTTTGGCTTCCTGTAGTAGTTCAATCCGCTCACGGCTGACGCGCAGCGTGTTGTAGCGTTGGTGCAGCCGCTCCAAGACCGACACGCGGCGCTGGTTCTTGCGCTCCTCCATCAGCATGTCCAGCACTTGCGCCTCGGTCAGTGTCCGCAGTTCTGCGTTAAGACTTCGCCATGTAGTCATAAATCTTCCTTTCTAGCTTAATAATTATTTTGTCCAACCTGGCGACAGTGCGCGTTGCCGCGTTTGCCTCCCTCTGCCGTATCTTCATCTCAGCCAGCGCGGCCTTTAGCTGCGCCTTCCATAAATCAATCCGTCTCATTTCAAAGCCTCCAATGCAATGTCCGACAATGTGCGCTTGTCATGTAGCGCGCCCCAAATCTTCTCGTCAACTGTCTTGTGCGTCAGCAAGACATAGCACCAGACCGGCATCTTCTGGCCGCTGCGGTGCAGCCGCCCGATGGTCTGCTCGTAGAGTTCTAGCGACCACGGCAACGACAAGAACACGATGTGGTGTCCGCCGTGCTGTAGGTTCAGGCCGTGCCCCGCTGACTTTGGATGCACCAGCAGCAACTCGACCTGGCCGGCGTTCCATCGTTCAATAACGCCGGCATCATCCAGCGTCTGCGCGTGTGGAAACCGGCGCTTGAGTTCGGCCAGTTCTTCCTTGTACTGGTACACGACAATCGTGTTGGCCCGCTGGTTCTCGGCCAGCAAGTCCTCCAGCCGGTCAAACTTGTGGCTGGACGACCAGCGCGGGCCGGTGTCGGTGTACAGAAACCCGCTTGCCATCTGTTGCAGCTTCTGCGTCACGACAGCCGCGTTGACGGCCACAATGCGCGCCTCGGGGAACTCCAGCACGAACTCCTTCTTGAGCGTGTTGTAGTCAAGCATGTCCATGTCGCAGCGCAACTCGACTGTGTGCAGCGGCGGCAGCGTGTCCTTGTACTCGCCTGGCTCCAATAGGTAGGTGGCCGGCTTGATGCGCTCCATGACTTGCGCCAGTGAGCCAGGGCGCGGCGCCCAATCGCCGTACTCTTTGTTGATCAGGATGAAGTACTGCTGCTGAAACGCGCCCTTGCTGCGGCCCAGCAATGACTGATCAACGATCTTGCACTGGCCGAACACGTCCTCCAAGCCGTTGCTGGTGAACGAGCCGGTCAAGCCCCAGCGGATGTTGATCTTGTCGATGACTTTGTTCAGCGCCTTGAACCGCGCGCCGGACGGGTTCTTCAGCTTGGTCAACTCGTCATAGACGATGCCGTCAATGTGCGCTAGGTTCTGGGTAGCCAGCCACTGGATGTTGTCGTAGTTGGTCACGATGATCTGCGCGCCGCCACCGAGCGCTGCCGCCCGTTGGGCTGGCGTGCCGACCGCCACGGCCAGCGTCAGGTTTGGTGCCCACTTGGGCTGCTCGACCGGCCACACGTCCGTGCAGACGCGCTTGGGCGCCAGCACCAAGAAGCGCTCGACCACGCCATCAGCCAGCATGTCTCGCATGGCCGTCAGCGTGATGGCCGTCTTGCCTGCGCCCACGGGCGCCAAGATCATGGCGCGGTCGTGTTCGTACAGGAAGTCAACCGCTGTCTCTTGGTATGGCCTTAATTGCATTCGCCGTCCTTTGGCTGTTTTAAAAATGGGCATAGCCCGCATTCCGGTTGATGAAGCCAACATTTAACTTTGTCCTTGACGCCTTCGCAGTCTTCGTCAAAGTCAGCGCAAACAACTTCAGCCTCTACCGCTGTCTCTTGGTAAGCACGCAATTGCATTTAGAAATCCATCCACATGTTCTTTGTTCCATAGGCATACGTAGTTTTGATTCATGCGTGCCATGTCCGACATGAAAACCTTCTGCAAGGGCGACAGCCTGCCGCCTTCGGTCTTGACCTCAACGAACCATGTCTGGCCGTTAGGAAAGCAGACGATGCGGTCGGCCACGCCGCGATGCGCGGGGCTGGTGAATTTGTAAGCCACACCGCCAAGCGCTTTGACGCGATCAACAAGGTAGCGTTCGATTTGTTTTTCAAGCATGTAAAAAAGTTTAGCACACTTTTATTTTTTATGCTACACTGAACGCCTCATCAACTAAAGGACAGTCAAATGGAACTCAAGATTACAGTGGAAGAAGCAAAGCAAATTCTTTTAAAGTGGGCGCAAGACCAGTTCCCCGCGGGCAAATTTAATAGCGTAGAGCATGAAACCTACAGCTACTTAAAAACATTTGTCTTTACTCAAGAGGAGCCTACAAATGCTGCACAGTAACATCGTAGGTGGCTCATCAGCCAAGCGCGTGATGGCCTGCCCAGGCTCAGTGGCCTTGGTGCAGAAGATGCCGCCCAAACCCAGCAACAGCCACGCCGACCAAGGCACGCTGCTACACAACGCCATCAGCGCCATCTTGGAAGACCAAAGCGTTGACGTCATCGGCACACAGTACAAAGACCAAGTACTGACGCAAGACCTGTACGATGAGAAGATTATGGTGGGCCTGTCGCTGCTTGACGAAGTAGACCCCGACAAGACGATGGAGTACGAAGTCGAGACACGTGTCGGCTTTGGTGATCTGTTGCCTGGTGTCTTTGGATCGACCGACCTGATGGGCCGCATCGGCAGCAAAGCCATCATTCTTGATTGGAAGTTTGGCACTGGCGTTGCCGTGTCGGCTGAAGAAAACGAGCAACTGATGTTCTACGCTGCCGCCAGCATGCGTACGCCCGAGGCGCGGTGGGTGTTTGACGGCGCAACAGAAATCGAACTGATCATCATCCAACCGCCAGAGATCAAGCGCTGGACGACCACCCGCGCCCGTATCGAACAGTTTGAGCGCGATCTGGTCAAGGCAGTTACCGCAGCCGGTCTGGCTGACGCGCCCCTGAAGAACGGCGACCACTGCCGCTGGTGCAACGCTAAGCCGGTGTGCCCCGTGATGACCGGCGCTGTTGACCGCGCTGTTGCAATTAAGATGGACGCGATAGACGTTGACAAGATCGGCGCGTATCTCCACAATGCAGACCTCTTGGAAGCGTGGATCAAAGACCTTCGCGCGCTGGCCGAGGAGATGATGAAGAAGGGTAAGCCCGTTACGGGCTGGAAGATGGTGCCCAAGCGTGCGACAAGATCGTGGGTGAAGGAAGAAGACGTGGTGCATTGGCTTGACGGCAAAGGTCTTGAGCTTAAAGACATCTACAGCAAAGAATTACTCAGCCCTGCTCAAATGGAGAAGTTGCTGAAAAAGAGCAAGTTGACACTGCCGCCTGAACTTGTGGTGGCGGTGTCTTCAGGCACCACAATTGCACCGGAGAGCGATCCTCGGCCAGCAGTTGTACTCATCGGGCAGCAGTTAAACGCCGCTCTTTCTAAAATAATGTAAAGGTAAAATTATGTTAACTGTATTCAAATCCGCTGGTCTGCCAGCAGTCGCCTCCCTCGCTACTTCCCTGCGTTCGATCCAAGCAGATGTTGGCCCAGCCGGCGTTGTCATCCTCAAGATGGACAAGACCGGCCACTGGGTGTTCGGTGCTGACCAGACCGAAGTCGAAGATGACGCCATTTGGGCCGTCAATCCTTTCTCGTTTGTCCACGGCTTTATCGCTTGGGGTGACGGTGAAGTGCTTGGCGAGAAGATGGCAAGTGTCAGCCAGCCATTGCCTGAACTCGACATTGCACCACCCGGCGCTAAGAAGGGCTGGGAGACGCAAGTCGGCATGTCGCTCAAGTGTTTGACCGGCGAAGACGCCGGCATGGAAGCGCGGTTCACCACCACAAGCGTGGGCGGCAAGCGCGCCGTGCAAGCCTTGGCAGTCGCCTTGGCCGAGCAAGTCGAGAAGGATCAGACCAAGCCAGTGGCTACCGTCAAGCTGAAGAAAGATCACTACGCGCACAAGTCATACGGCAAGATTTACACGCCAGTGTTTCAAGTCGTTGAGTGGGTGAGCATGGATGCGGATGAAAAGCCCGCAGAGGCTGAAGCTGTAGCCGCCGAGGAGGCGCCAGCACCAGCCGGACGCCGCCGCCGCGCAGCGTAATGTAAGGGGGCTGTTAAGCCTGCACACAAGGATGGCGACTCGCGGATTTTCAGGCTTTCCCCCGCGACTTGTTGAAACCCAAATTGTGGCCCCCTGCCTTTCCTGATGCTCATTCGCAAGAGTGGGCATTGGAAAATGCTCTACTTAGATTTTGAAACCCGCAGCCACTGTGACCTTAAAAAGCACGGCGTCTACAACTACGCCCAACACGCCTCGACCGAGGTGCTGTGCATGTCCTACGCCTTTGACGATGGCGAGGTGCAGACATGGGTGCCTATGTCCCTTACAGACGACAGCGCTTGGCGTGAGAAACATTGGCGCCCGTTCCCCACGGAGGTGGCGCAGCACAAAGGCTTGATCTACGCCCACAATGCCGCCTTTGAGCGCTTGATCTTCTGGTATGTACTGCAACTGGACTTCAAGCTGGAGCAGTTCTACTGCACCGCCGCGCAGGCCAGAGCCAACTGCGCGCCTGGCTCGCTTGAGGACGCTGGCCGGTTTGCCGGCGCCAGCATGAAGAAAGACCATCGCGGCAGTCAATTGATCCGGCTGCTGTGCGTGCCGCCGTTCCGTGAGGACGCCGACCTGATGGCCGAGATGGTGGCCTACTGCGAGCAAGACGTGCGCGCCATGCGCGCCATCAGCAAAGGCATGCGGCCACTGTCAGACCAAGAGTTGGAGGACTACCACGTCAACGAGCGCATCAACGACCGTGGCGTGCTGGTGGACGCCCCGCTGTGCGCCGCTGCCGTGCGCTTTGCCGCTGCGGAAACAGAAGAAATCCAGCAGATCGTGGCCGAGGTGACCGAGGGCCAGATCACCAGCGTGCGCTCGCCTAAGATGCGCGAGTGGGTCTTGGAGCGCGTAGGCCCAGAGGCCAAGAAGCTGATGTGGACGGGCGAGAAGTATTCGATTGACAAGACTGTGCGGGCTAACTTGCTTGCGATGGAGAACCACGATGAGATTCCGGCCCATGTTGCGGACGTTATTCAATGCGCGGACGACCTCTGGGCGTCTTCGGTTGCGAAATTCAGTCGCCTTGAACAGCTTGCCGATGAGGAGGATCACCGAGTCCGAGGCGCTTTCGTTTTTGCTGGAGGGTCTGCCACCGGACGTGCGTCAAGCTATGGCGCACAGGTTCACAACTTTACCCGCAAATGCGCCAAAGACCCTGATGAAGTACGCAACGCTATGGTGCGCGGACACTCAATCACTCCAAGATTTGGAAGACGCATTACTGATGTTCTCAAGTCAATGCTCCGGCCCTCACTGATAGCCAAGCCTGGGCATGTCCTGATCGCTTACGATTGGTCGGCCATTGAGGGCCGCGTGCATCCGTGGCTGTCCAAGTGCGCCGCCGGCGAGGCCAAGCTGGACGTGTTCCGCTCGGGCCTTGACCCGTACAAAGTCAACGCCACCGCCACCTTTCGGGTGCCTTACGAGGCAGTGTCCGGCGATCAGCGCCAGGTCGGCAAGGTGCAAGAGTTGGCCCTTGGCTTTCTGGGTGGGGCTGGCGCCTTTGAGGTGTTCGGGCGCGCCTACGGCATACACCTGTCCGGCTCAGAAGTCCAGCGCGCCGTGGACGGCTGGCGTAGGGCAAACCCTTGGGCCATGCAGCACGGCAGCGCGCTGGAGGGCGCCTACATGCGCGCCATGCGAAATAAAAACCATGAATTTAGCGCGGGTCGGGTTACCTACATGTTTGACGGCCAGATGCTCTGGTACAGTCTTCCTTCCGGCAGGGTGCTGTGCTATCCCAACGCCAAATTCGATGACGAAGGCAATGTGACCTACACCAAAGCTGCTTGGAAACCCGCCGCCGATGCCAAAGAATGGCCGCGCGCCCGCCTATGGCGCG